CAGCCTTCCACAATGGTCACCTCGTCTCTTGTTTTCATATTCTCTCCTTGTTTGCCCGTCTCCGGGCGTTGGTTGTTGATTGGCTCAGTAAAGGCTGCTCGCTGGAATTGGCTCGTCGTCTGAGTCTAGGTACTCGGCAAAATCCGCCTCTTCCTCTTCGCGGACCTCGAGCGAGATACGCCAAGGATTGCCCGATCTCGCTTTCTGGCGTGTAAGCTCTGCGTCTGCCTCTTGTTTGGTGAAATAGAGCAATCCATGCGTCGGATCGCCGGTAACATGTACCCAGTAAAAAACGCATTTCTTGTTTGGCATATTGTTCTTTGTCATTGTGTTGATCGGCGCCCGCCCGTGGAACGCCGCTATCGGCGCCGGCATTTAGGCCGCAGGAGCCACGGACGGACGAAAGTGCTACCAAGTCGAAACGTTCCATTTAGCCGGCTTCTTGGTCGTGATTTTCCACTCCACGATCTGGCCATTCTGCGCGCTGTCACGGCAGACGGTCAGCACCCGGCGGTCCGTGAGGCGGTACATTTCGCGGACGCCAACACGGGAGGTGTGGCCATTCTCGGACACGATCACGGTTGCGGTTTCGGTGAGTTTTTCAATTTGCTCGATTGTCATTTTCTTTCCTCTATTGTTCATGTTGTTGATTGTCGCCCGCGCCGGTGATTGGCCACCGGCAGCCGTAAAAAGTGGTTAAAGCGTGGTCTTCAGCGCCTCTTGTTCAGACTCGCTGTAGTCTGACAGGTCGCCGCCGTTGGTCTTGCCCCAACCCAGCAGCTCGACGCTGCCCGATTCGTAGAGCGTCGCCCAGACTTTGCCGTGGCGAGGCACGGAAACCTGCACGTAACCGCCCTTGCCTTGCTTGACGTCGCCGCCACGATAGGGCTTGAAGCCTCGCGCGCCGTCCGTGAATCCGTTGGGTGTGCCCTGAAAAGATGCTCTTGTTTCGCTCATGTGTCCTCCGTTGTTCTGCGTTGTCGTTGCAGGGCGCGTGCCCCGGTGAATCGCCTTGCGGCATCAAAGGAAAATAGATAAGTTGCTTAGAGCGGTAGCCCCGCGAAATGCTTCGCCGCGATCTCACGCGCCAGTTTGTCGCCGCGCTCGGTGACGCTCTCCGTGCCGATCATTGGGCGCGTGATTTCAGCTTCAAGCTGGTCTTCCAACTGTTCTAATTGTTTAGTCGTGAGTGAGGATTTGCCGAATCGGGAATCGGTGCAGATTCCCGCATTTGCGTTCGCTTCCCGGCGCAGGGCGTTGACAACTTTCAGTGCGTATTGAGCGTTTGCCATTGTTTTATCTCCTGTTTCTTCCGCGAAAAGTGGAATTAGCTCAGGGAATCGAAGGCAGCCTGAGCGGCCTTGCGTGTGGCGTGCTGGCTAATGACGCGCTGTTGAGTCTCTGACCACACGATGTACCGTGTGCTGGCGCGGTGCGCGCTACCAATCGCCTTGCGATCCTTGATGACAACCAACTCTTGCCCGTTATTGATATACTTGCTCATTCTCTTATCTCCTATTTCCATCACCGGATCGCGTCCGGCTCGCTCGCTGCTTCATTGCTGCGATGACTGGAGATTACCAAACCCTATAGGATTTGTCAACAGTTTTATTCTCAAGGTTGAAAAATAATTGAGCGAGACGAACGGGCATAAGCCGAAGCGAACGCGCAAGAAATACTCCGACAAGGGGAAGGCGAAAGCGCTCGCTCTGCTTGAAGCCAATTCCGATTTGGATGCGCCATTAACCGCGACGGCGAATCAACTGCAAATCCCTGATTCCACACTACTTGATTGGAAAAATGGGCGCGGCGTTTCTGAAAACGTGCGCCAGCTTGCGGAGAAGGAAAAAAGGGACCTGGCGATTCTGTTTAAGCGCGCCGCAGAGAAGGGTTTAGCCGATATTCTTGACTCTGGTGATCGTGCGGATTGGAAGGCCGCGACTGGAATTGCGACTTTTGCCGATAAGTTCTTACTGCTGTCGAATGAGCCGACGCAGATTACCGAGAACCGCAGCGATGCGAAGCTGCGCGAAGACGCCTTGACGACGCTCGCCGAGGTGACGGCGGTGCTTGGTGATGAAGCAAAGGCTCGCGAGTGGATGGCGGCGGAGACGCCGACGCTGAGCAGGTGGGTGAATTGATGACGCTGAAAGAGTTTGCGGAATATCACTGCATCAATTACCAGACGGCTAAGACCTGGCTGCGTCGTGGCCGCATAGTTTCAGAAGGTGAAGGTTTCAAGATTGTACCGCCGAAACCGGGTGAAACCGTGCCGGTGAATCTGAAACCCAGCGAGAGTTTGAAACCTTACGCTGACGCGTTGAAACCTGAAACCGTGACAATCGCCAGCCAATGGGCAGACGTGACACAGCCTGAAGGCGTGACGACGGTTGCCGGAACGCGGCATTGGTGCGGCAAGCTGGAATGCGAGAAGTGTGGTCCGGTGATCAAGGACTTAACAGCGCCGATTGAATTTCCCCACTATTTCCGCCCGCCCATTTCAGATTCAGCGCAGGATTCGCATGGAAGTAAGGGAGCGGACCTGCCTCCCGAATCCAACCGTGAGTCCTGCGTTGATGCTGAGGCCGTGCGCAAGTGGGTGTTATCTGGTGAGAATTTTACTATTGCTGAGCTTTGCGCCTTGCGTGCTCAGATTGAGGCGTTACAGCGTGACAGTCTGGCGCTGCAAGAGCGCGTGTTGGCACTAGAAGTCAAGGCAGAGTCGCAAGAGTCATTTGCTGATCGGATAGCGCGGGCGCTTCCTGCGCAGTTGCAGGCTGTCGATGTGCCGCAACTTGGAAGGCCGAAGAATGGGATTATCGATCCGCCTAGTTCCGGCTGGGGTGCGTAGGCAATGAATATACCTGATCCCATTGAGATAAACAGACCTGATGCGGTTGAGAGAATAATGCGGAGAGTGGAAGCTAGGCGCAGTACGGCTGACGATATACTGCGGCGGTTGCAGGCCGCGCAAGACATCCAGAGTGCTATTCAACAAATGCGCGATCGTATCCGCGAGAACTGGGGGATCGATCCAATACGAATGACATTCGAGGACGTCCTTAATAGCGCCAATCAGCGGATACAAGACTTGGCAGATGACGAGATCAATCGTCACGCCTGATCTCCGAAAAGCATGTCCATCCTTGAACTCGTCCGCGTCCGGGCGCGCGCAAAAGAGCGGGAAGCTAAGGCGTGCATGGGTGTCGGCGTACAGATTGAGGCAGAAGGCTGGGAGCGCTGGTGTAAGCACTACTTCCCGGATAGCTTCAGCCGGCCATTTACACGCTACCAGGGCGAGTTTTGGCAATGGGGCTGGGATATTCAGCCGGACACGTATTACCGGCCGCGTGTCGAATGTGAACCTCGCGGCGTAGGCAAGAGTACGAACGCCGAGACGCTGGCAGTTGCGCTGCTGGCGCGAAAGCGACGGGCTGCGATTGGATACGTGAGCAGGGAAGCCACGAAAGCAACGCAGCACTTCGGCGCAATCAAGCGGAAGCTGGAAAATCCGAGGCTGCTTGAAGCCTACTCTCACCTGAAGCCGCGAATACAGACGATCAGGGGTGCAACAGAGCAGTGGTCGCAAGAGGCGCTTGTTACGGCTGCTGGGCAAATGGTGATCCCGATCTCCCTGCTTGGCTCAAAGCGCGGATTCAAGTCCAAGGACGATCTAAGATTTGATCTGATCATCCTTGATGATATTGACGACTTGAAGGAATCGCCGGAACTGCGGGCGAAGATTCTTGAACTGCTGAAGTCCGACATTATCGCAGCCGGAACCGACAATACGGTTATCGTCGTCGCTCAGAACCTCATACACCGGGATTCGATATGCGCGCAGATTCTAGATCACAGGGCCGACATTCTCAGCGATCGCATATTCTCCGGGCCGTTCCCGCTACTGAAGTGGTACGACGCTGAAAAGGAAGAGCTACCCGACGGCGCGAGACGCTGGCGAATCAAGGCTGGCGAGACTTTTGATCCTGCGATCCCGCTTGAATACGGCGAAAAACTTCTCAACAAGTTCGGCAAAAAGACATTTGACAGAGAGTGCCAGCAGAAAGTTCATATCGTTGACGAGGATAATGACTTCCGAGAGTGGGACGAGGTTTACCACATTGTCACGCGATCCGAAGTACTCGCTGGCTTCCTTGAACGTCGGCAAGACCTTCGCAACGCGCGCGGCGAATTGTGCTGGCCTGATAGGTTTCACAAGGGGAATGGGTTGGACTGGGGGACAACGCGAGGACACCCAAGCGCGTGTGTATTCGTCACGAGGCCGGCTGTCACTTACCCTTTCAGTGATTGCCAGTTCGTTTTTGGTGAAACTGTTCTCCCGCGCTATCCCTATGATCTCACGGTTGAAAGCGAGCTCGTCTCACCTGGCCGGGTCGCTCAGGCAATTAGAGACTTCATGCTGCGCTGGAATATCCCTGAACGTGGATTCGAGCAGCAACGAATGTCTCACGAGGCGAGCGCGGCGCTTTATGCATTCCTTGTGGACTTGCCCGACGAGATTAAGGTTTATTTCAATAAGTGGAAGGCTCAGAAAGGCTCAGGCGTGCCGCAGATTCAGCGCATGCTTGAAGTCAATCCGAAGCGCTCGCACCCCTTCCGTAAGTATCCAGCCGGACACCCCAATGCGGGGCAACCGCTTGAGGGTGCGCCGCGCTTGTTCTTCGTTGTGGAAGATGGACAGGGCGAGCTTTACGTTGACGACGTGGGCGAAGTGCGCGTTATAGGCGCTAGAAACGCCGAAGGGTTGGCCCGGCTGCGCTACGAGATACCACTTTACAATCACCGCAATAACGGCGAGCGGAAGATTGACGACGACGCGGTTGACGCACTGCGCGGGCTAATGGCGACGTTTGGTGTCAGTGCTGACAGGTTGACGGAAGACGAGAAGATTGACGCGCAGCTGGCGGACGGATGGAAGCTAGCCAACAAGCCTGACGTCGAAGACGGGTCATGGGAATGGGATTCGTGGCGGATGGCGCGGGAGAACGAGATCGGCAAGATCAAGAAGAAGCAAGAACAAGCCCATAACAACCCGTGGAAGCCACAAAGCCCGCTCGAGCAAATGGGTGGCAATTGGGGCAAGTGGGGAAATGAATAATGGGCATACCGATTGAGGAAACCATTGCGTACCGCAGGCGAATGCAATTCGCATTAAAAGCGCTACGGGATCGCGGTTGGAACGTTTCCGTGTTCAGCCCTGGGTCGTCTATCAACGGTAAGATTATAAATATATGGATGGTCATGCTCGATCAGCCGGAAAATAAGTGGGACGTAGCGGTGTCGGGCCACAGGGAAGATTTGACAAGAATGGAAGGCTATAAAAGGGCGCTGGCTTACCACGGCTTAGAGATTGTAACCAAAGAGGTTGAATACAATGAACCACTTGGAACACATTGAAGAGATTGCGCCACGCGCGGCTGAGATATACGGGCAGGATTACGCGAAGCTGGACGCGTCGGCGAGGCAGATCTATTACGAGACAATCAGAGCCACGGCGCGCTTAGGCGGCCAGACGGCGCTTGAAAAGGCGTGCGGGCAAGCAATTAACGAGTTTTACACCGGCGAATTGACGCCGGACGTTTACAGTAAAGAGGCGGAAGAAGTGGTAGAGGACGCGCCGGACACGGCTCCGCTCCCTGAAGCTCCGAAGCCGAACAACAGAAAGAAAAAAGCGAGGTAATGACATGGCTACCCATACGGATAATCAATCAGCGGCGCTGAAAGTTATCAGCTCGATCAATCGAATCGACGACGTAGGCGGCTCGGATTCTACGGTGTCGGGCAACGCAACAATTACGCTGCTGATTGCCGCGATCAACGCGCTCCCGCCTGTCGCAGCGGCTGGGCCGGATTCGAACAGGCAGATCGGTATCGGCCTGCGCATGGGCGTGAATGCGGGGCTGCTGAGCGAAACCCATGGGCAGACGACTATCGCCGGCCTTGTGACTGCGGTTAATGCGAACCTGGATAATCCACTGCCTGCGAGCTATACAGCGGGCGGCCTTCCTGAGTAATTCTTCGCGTGGTGTCTCTGGCTTATTTCCTCCTTTCGTTTTCCACCCTCCTACTGGCCTGTGCCGTCGTCGTGGCGTTGCAGGCCAGATTCTTTTACAAGCGAGAGGATAGGTGGAGAAAACGCGAAGAGGAATTGAGGGATCAATTGTGGGTGCTGGCTGG